GGACTTGACACTTACACAGACGGGTTGGAGGCAGAATTTGAAGTATTCATGCAACAGCTCAAATACTTTTTCGATATCTGGTTAGAATTTAAGGGCGTTGGCACAGCCAAGCAGTGGTCACAATATAAACTGATCGCTACTCTTAATCGTGATATGATGGTGAACGAATCAGAGGCCATTGAGGATACGGTCAAGCTTGCGGCAACCGGTGTATCTCAGGAGACGCTTGATAACTTTAATCCGGCGACAGAATCGCACGAGATTGAGCAGCAGCGGCGCGAACGCGAAGCCAAGTCCGCCATGTCTGACATGAGCGCAGAACGTGAACTTGCAAGGCTGCGGGAAGAAAATGAGCGGTTGGCACAGGAGGGTGAGGGTGAACAGCAATGATGAGAAAACCGACAGATGTGAGCGGGAATATTATGCCATTTGAAGAATGTTTTTCATGCAAGCACAAGCCAACCTACAAAGAGCCGAAAGATATTCGCTCAGACCAAAGCTTCCGGTGGTATTGCGGCGCTTGCGGGCGTAATGATGGAGATAGATATGAAGAACAGCCAACCCGACCAGATAAATCCGTTTAGACGGCAAGGAAGAAACGGTAAATAGCCAATAGGCTTTTACAGTATAAGGCGATATGTACAATCGTAGGACGAGCGAACCCCTCTCGTCCTTTTCTTATGCTTATATATAGGGGCAAATAAAATTTGAAGGGGCTATGAGAAATGAGCGTAAGAACATTTTATAAAACCGAAAAATGTATTCATTGTGGACTGAAAGCTACGGAATGGGTGGGCTGTGTTGGAGCGTATAGGCGCATGGCATTAGGAAATCTGGTTCCTGTTAATATAGCAGCTGGATGTTGCAAGGATTGTGAGCCTATGCATATTTCGAATGTAAATGACGGATTTCGAGGAGACTATAAGGAATCTTACGGGGTATCATCCAAGGATTTATTTGATAGGCCAATAGGCGAAATAGATAAATTGTTTTATAAATCAAATGAAAACAAATATTTAGGCGCAAATGCAGTCTGATTTAGCGTTCGTCCTCCGGCGGGATTATGCTTGAAAGGGTGGGGAGAAATGGAGTAAACCCTTTGTTTGTGCGGGTTTGCGCTTGTTTTATGGCTGAAAATGGTATAATATAAGCAACAAAAGGGCAATACACTATGATATGCCCCAGAAGGAGGATGGAATGAAACAGACAATAACAGGAGCATATAATTCAGCAATAGTACATACTGATGTGCTTGAAGAAAAAGCCATGCAACAAATTAAAGAGCTTTGCAACCAAGAATATTCGGCAGGTTCAAAAATACGCATTATGCCGGACGTTCACGCTGGAGCTGGCTGTACTATTGGCACGACGATGACCATATCTGATAAAATAGTACCTAATCTTGTCGGCGTGGATATTGGTTGCGGCATGGAATGTATACAAGTTGAGGAAAGAGAAATTGACCTTGAAAGATTGGACGCAATAATCCATGCATTTATCCCCGCCGGATTTAATACGAGAAACACGCCACATGAATATTTGGCAGACGCAAAAATTAACGATTTAATTTGCCGGATAAATCTTGATCGCGCACAGAAAAGCCTTGGTACTCTCGGCGGCGGCAACCATTTCATTGAGGCCAACAAGGACGAGGCCGGAAACCTTTACATTGTCGTTCATTCCGGTAGCCGACACATGGGGCTTGAAATCGCAAACCATTATCAGGAGTTGGCATGGAAGACCATAAATGGAAAAAGCAAACCTGACATATCAGGGTTAGTCGCTAAATTGAAAGCTGCTGGTCGGGAAGATGAAATTCAAAGCGCAATTGCCGCCATAAAATCCAAGACGCAATCAAGTATTCCGAAAGCTCTTGCCTATGTTGATGGCAATTCATTCAATGATTATATTCACGATATGCAGATAGCGCAGGAGTATGCCGCACTAAACCGCAAAGCAATGTTAAATGTTATAGTTGAAAATATGGGGCTGACCATAACTGACCAATTTACAACGATTCATAATTACATTGATACGAATTCCATGATTTTACGCAAAGGCGCGGTATCTGCCAAGGCCGGGGAGAGACTGCTTATTCCCATAAATATGCGTGATGGTAGTTTGGTCTGTATCGGCAAGGGCAATGACGAATGGAATCAGTCTGCACCGCATGGAGCAGGACGCTTAATGAGCCGAACTGCCGCCAAGAAGGAATTTACGCTTGAAGCATTCAAGAAGCAAATGCAGGGCGTATATTCATCTACGGTAGATACAAGTACATTAGATGAATGCCCTATGGCTTATAAGTCTATCGATGATATAGTAAATAATATATCTGAAACGGTTGATATAGTAAAAATCATTAAGCCTATATATAACTTCAAAGCAAGTGAATAGCGATTCATTGTAAAATATAAGCGTCTACTGGAAAGTAGGCGCTTTTGCTTTGCCCTGAAAGGTGGTGGGGTCGGTTAGTATCTTAAATCGCAGCAAAGAAGCGCAAGAAAAATATTGGAGCGATAGGGCTATTCGAGTTGTTGAAGCAGGAGAAAAGAGCGCCGAAGAAATGACCGCCGACCTCGCAAAGCTGTACAGAGAAGCACAAAAGGCTATACAGAAAGAAAAGCGACCCATTATGAGCCGCTTTCGTCTTCCACATATTCCATTATGTCTCCGGGCTGACAATCCAACCGCAAACAGATTTTTTCTACTATCTCCGTTGTGATTGTCTCGCCCTTTGATAGCTTGGCAAGAGTGGGGCTTGATACTATTCCCAATAAATCGGTTTTCTTCATCCCGCGCCGGTTGAGTAAATCAAAAAGCTTATAATATTTAATTCCCATGTCACTACCTCCTGATATTAGTATACGCTAAAAATAAATCAGTGTCAACGAAAAATATTTTAGCGAAAACTATTGACAATGGGCTTAGGGTATGCTAATATTATATTAACGAAAGCAAACACAATATTAGTATAAACTAAATGGAGGTAATGAAAATGTTAGAATATCGCGTACAGGAATATCGCCTTGATATGGGAGTATATAGCAAAGCATTTATCCATCACGTAACTCATGAAGAATACAACAGGGTAAATGTGTTCCAATACCGTCAGTTAGTGATAATCCCCGAAAACGATTGGTACGGCGAAACCCTTCCAAGAACGATAAGGTCAGAAAAAGAAATGACTGAAATCAGAAGGGCACATGAATCCAAGTCGTGGGAAGCGAGGGCGTAAGTGGAACAAGAAATCTGGAAAGATATTGCCGGTTATGAGGGAATATATCAAGTCAGCAATATGGGGCGCGTGAAATCGCTGGATAGGCTTGATCGATTAGGAAGAAGAACTTATGGCTGTATTCGCATACCATCAAAAGGCAAAACTGGATATTTGAACGTCAATCTTAGGAATGGATATGAAAAGCGTTTTTATATTCATAGGCTTGTAGCAGAAGCGTTCATACCAAATCCTGAAAATCTGCCCTGCATAAATCACAGGGACGAAGACAAGGAAAATAATTCAATAGATAACTTGGAATGGTGCAGCCATAAATATAATAACAGCCACGGAACCCGCATTGACAGAATATGCGCAAACGACGAATACAAAAATAGCAGAGATAGATCGACGCGAAAAGCCGCAGATAAATGCTTTAAGCCAGTTTTGCAGTTCGATAAATCCGGTAACTTTATTTGCAAATACGAAAGCGGAGTTGCCGCCGCCACGGAAACGGGAATCTCCACAGCGCTTATAAGTCAGTGTTGCTTAGGAAAGATAAAGACGGCAAAAGGATATATTTGGAAACATGCTGAATAGTAAAATCAATCGCTCCTAACGGGGCGATTTTCTTGTGCCTAAAGTGAGGTGGTGTAATGCTTGTCGATACTTAGCAAGAATAAAGAACAACAGGAACGATACTGGCAGGATAGGGCTGAAAGATTGATTCTGGCGGCAGAGAAAACTGCTGATGAAATGAATAATGACCTTAAAAAACTTTACGAAGAGGCACAGAAAGCGATACAGCGCGAAATTGAAATTTTTTATGGACGTTATTCGCGTGATGTTGGGGTATCTCTTGAAGAGGCGCGGAGGGCGCTTAACAAGACAGAATTAAAGGCATATTTAGAGCAAACAAAAGAATATTACGCCGTCATTGAAGCCACAGGCTACGCATTCGATCCCGCCTATCGCCAAAGGCTACACCGGCAGTTATCCCTAAAATCAGCCATGAGCCGGTTGGAAGCCCTGCAATCGGATGTGCAGTTTCAAATTGAGAAATTGTATGCGCGGGAGCAGGATGCGTTTAGGGATGGTTTGAACGGTACTTATGAGGAAAGCTATTACAGGGCGACATTCAATCTTCAACAGGGGTTAGGTTTCGGTTCGCCGTTCACCGCATTAAATACAAGGGTTATTGAAAAAGCGGTTCAAGAAAAATGGCGTGGAGAAAATTACTCAGACCGCATCTGGGAAAACAAAGACAGGCTCACGCTGACACTTCAAGATGTAATTCCGCAGGGCATAGCCGCCGGTCAGAATCCGCGCATTATCGGAAAAACGATACATGATCGGATGTTCGGGCAGGGCATAGCAAAAGGTCACGGCGGTATGTTGGGGCGCAGTATCAACTTAGCCAGAACCGAATTCAATCACATAGCAAATAGCGCCACATGGGATATATACGTTGAAAGTGGCGTTGTGGAATGGTATCAATTTTTGGCTACACTCGACCATGCCACAACGGATTCATGCCAAAATTTAGATTTAAAAATCTTCAAACTATCTGAAAAGATGGAAGGCATAAATTATCCGCCAATTTCTTCACCGCCGCATCCATGCCGGAGCACTACAACGGCGCATTTCCCGCCGGATGAAATTGACGCCATGTTTGATGATGTGGCTACCAGAATCGCCCGTGACCCGATAACTGGCAAAAACTACTATGTTCCCGCAGACATGTCCTATAAAGAATGGCGCGAGAGCCTGACAGAAGAACAAGGAAAACATTTCCTGTCCAATCAAAAACGAGAGAAATATTACGAGAGCGACAAAGAGCAACTTTCCAGTTATAAAGAATTTATCAGGGAGGCCAAGAAAGAGCATGGGGAGGAATTAGTCTCCGGCTTATTCGCCGACTTCCCAACCACAATAGGAGATTTCCAAGCAATGAAATATCTGGATTCCGCAACATGGGAAATTGTGAAGGACAATAGGCAGCAACTAACCGGCGATTGGTGGAGAGAGATTCTTGAAAAGAAGCGCAACGCATAGCCCATGACCCCAAAACAGGGAAATCATATCTTGTACCGGCGAGCATTACTTATCGGGAATGGGCGAAAGAACATATTTACAAAGGTTAAATGCCGAAAGGCTTTAACAGCATAAGAGCGGCTTTTTAGCCGTAGGGCAGGAAACTAACCCCTCCTGTCCTTTTCTTATGCTTATAAATGGGGTTAAAAAAACATTAAAAAGGGGTTAGAAAAATGAAAAAATTAGCGGTTTTATTGGCAATGGTAATTCTGGCTTTATCAATGGCGGGATGTTCAAATTCATCTAGTGTTGATAGGCAAAAAACATTTGAGATCGGAGATAAACTTGCAGAGAATCAGCCGACGCCTACTGACATTGACTATTCATTGGAGCGGTACAATCTCATTCGCCGCGCCTATTGGGTAAATGGGCAGAGAGAAAAGGCGCGTACCGTCCCGCAACCGCTAGCTGATGTGCCTTTAGGGTATTGCGTTTTATTAACAGACGGCGGCGCTGTAGTAGGGAATTTCGTGGTCGATGGCAAAGTGACAAGTCTTAATAGTTTCTTGACGCCCGATACTGGATATCGAAACGGAAATGAATATTGGATGCCTGATGTAGATGGTTCATATGGCGAAAACGATAGTGGAATATTCTTCTTTACGCCTGACGGAAAATATATTGAGTGGACAGGGATTTATTTATATAGCGACATTCCGTTTGAAGTTGAAAATCCAGTCATAAGGATTGGTGAATAGTATGAGCAAATTAAAGGTCGGTCTGTTAAGCGCATTAGGCGTTATTATTATATTGATGCTAATTGTTTTTGCCGCTCCCATTCGTGGGGTGATTAACCAATGGGCTTTTGGCATACAGAAAGTTGATGATGTCACAAATTATGAAACTATAAAAAAGGTTGAAGATACTTGTCGTGCTATGATTTCATCTTATGAAGCCGACAAGTTGACTTATGAGCAATATAAGGATTCCGACAACGCGGAAAAGCAATCATGGGCAGAACAAGCCAAAATGAGAGCAAACAAAACTGTTTCTACCTACAATAATTACATTTTGCAAAATAGTTTTGTTTGGAAAGATAATATCCCAAATGATATTTACATGAAATTGGAAGTTTTAGAATAAGGCGGTTTTACTTTGCCCGAAAGGAGTGTTGCCATGAGCCGAGAAGCCGATTTTTCCGAATTGGAAAAGTTTTTCAAGAACTGGCAAGACGTGTATAGCGATTTCGATACATTCTTGAAGCAATTCCTACTCGAAATGGCCTTACGGGCAATCGCAAAGATTAAGCCGAAAACGCCGGTCGATACCGGGGCATTGCGTAATATGTGGGGCATTGGCAGTCAAGAAATCGTCCTCCGTGCCGCAACGGAAAACACGGTTGAGATTGATCCCGAACGCTCCACGATCGCAAGCATTGATGTTATCGGCAACAATTTTGAAGTCGTTATTTGGAATGGCATGGACTACGCAAGTTTCGTGGAGTTTGGCGCGCGTAATGTTGACGGTTCATGGCGAGACGGCTTCTTTATGATGACTGTGAGTATTGATGAAGTCCAACGCCAAATGCCCGCACGTTTTGACAAGGCGTTCAAGGCTTATTTGCAGAGCAAGGGAGCGAATTAGCGCCCCACACAGCAGAAATTTTGATTAGGAGGGTAATACATGTGTGAGAAATGTAATGGCGATGACAAATGCAAAAACGGACTTACTATAAGCGTATCAGTCAAAGACACCGAAATCTTCAAGGCTATTGCTAAATTTGCTTTTGAAATCGCCGCTAAAGACCCGGAGGCGAACAGGCGTTTAGAGGATATTTTTGAGGAACACGGTTATGAATTGACGGATTGAAGGGCGCAACCTAATCTCGCGGCGCGGCGTTATGCGCTCAATAAAATATTTTGAAAGAGAGGAGTAAATAATGGCAATACTTGAACCCATTGGTGGCTGGGATAATTACGCATATACGCCAAAGGCTGATGATGTGAAGAAGCTTTTTGAGTTGGCGAAGGACAATAATCTGGAGTTTGACCCGAAAGAGTTATATTTGTATTTGATAAACACCGTGTATGCAACTGAATGCAAATGCAAATGTGAAATCGAGGAATAACCCCGCGCTTCATCATTGCGCGCAATTTGAATAAGGAGAATGAATATGAGATATCAAAAAAAACCAGTTATTATTGAGGCATTTCAGTACGATGGAGATTTCATTTATAGTGACGGAACTCCATATGAAGCGCCCGAATGGATATTTAAGGCGCTTGAGGACGGAACCATGTTTTTTAAGGACGCCGGAGAATTGTACATCAAAACGCTCGAAGGTGAGTTACATGCTTCTGTTAATGACTATATTATCCAAGGCATAGATGGTGAACTTTATTCCTGCAAGCCTGACATTTTTGTCAAAACATACGAACCGGCTGAATAGTCTTGTGGCGTGGTATTATGCATAATTTATGGGAGGCGATAATAATGCAATCATTCGAGAAGGTAATGAATAGAATAGTCGATCGCATCAAGACAAATACGTACGGTGAACAATCGTGCGAACTAATAATGATAGACGTTGATTTTCTTGCAGAAACCAACACGGATGCTTCTGAATTTGTATTTACACTATGC